TCATCATCGGCTGGGTTGACCTCGACGCGCATGGCAACCGAGCTGACCTCGCGCGTCAGGCCGGTGAACGTCGTTGCGGTCTTAGCCGTGTAACGAATAATTTCGCCGGTCTTTTTGACCAGCAGATAGCCCACCGTCGCGAGCGGCGCATCGGTGAACGACGCCGTATGCTGAAGCATGGTGAAGTCGGTCGTAGAGTTGACCGTCATCACGATATGGCTCGTCTCTAGCGTCGCCTCTAGCCTGGTTTTGGCGAGCGTGAAGATGTCCTTTCGCATCTCCCGCTGCCTGTCCACGCACTGGAAACGGTACGAGCCTTCGGAAAACTCTACGGCGTCGTCGATGATGTAGGCAGCGACTTGACGCCAAGTTCCATCCGTGAAATTGCCGGTGTCGCCAGTGTAGAGACGAACCTCGTGGTGCCTTAGGCCAGCGTCCTCGTCGAATAATTGGTCTCGGATAAGGTCGGTAACGGCGCCGGCAAGGTCAGTGATGACGAACGACAGAGAACCTATCGTTGAGCGGCCCTCGTCAGGATGGAGCTCGTGACTGATCGAGGAGACCTCCTCGACGCAACCGTGAACGACGCTGCCCGGGACGTTGGATATCTGACCGGATTGCTCTGTCGTGAGATAGATCGAGCCCACGTCGAACATGAGCGCGATAACGACTCGCGGTTCCCGAATCCGTTGATCGAGAACAGCGCCGGACGGATCGAGCCTCATATCGTGACGATGGAAAGCGTGTAGGTGACGAGCGAGTCCCTGAGATCGTGCAGAGGTTCGTCGTAGTCGAGGGTGCTGAGGTAAGCGGTCGCGAACGCGCCGCCGTAGGGTGCAAATTGAAACTGCTCGCCGCGCTCCACGCTGTCCAAGAACATGCGCATGAGCACCTGCTTAGAAGCATCGAGCGGGATAGTCGTGATCGAGTACTCGTGCTCGACACGGATGTGATAACGCTCACGAAGGCCAGACAGAGACTCGCGGCTTGAGCCTATCGCCCGCTTGCTGTGTGTCATGCCGGCGTATCTGGCAGGAATGTTGTAATTGACAGTCGCGCCCGACTGAACCCCGCTGAGAGAGCGGAGCGCGGTGTATTGAACGGAAGGCACTACGCGGCGTCCCTGAGAATCTCAGCGTTGCGGCTGTTCGGGCCGATGATGACCACATCTCGGCCGTCGACTGCGCGCCGTATCCCATCAATGACGCGGCGCTGGATATACTCATCCCAGCCGTACATATCGCCTTGGATGATGACCTGCACGGCGCTCTGACGTTGCGACGAAAGAGCGCCTGCCGCAGCCGAACTCGCAGGAGATGTAATCAGTGGATTGGAGCCGGTGCCAGGAATAGAGCCGCTACCTGAGCTTGGAATCTGACTCGCCTCGCTCCATCCTTGGGATGCAACGAATGCCGCCTGAGCCGCGCCCCAAGCAAGAATGGCGATGGCCGCTGGCTTTCCTAGTGGCCCGAATTGAGCAAGCGCCTTGGCTGCCGCCACTCTGGTGTTGAAGATAATTTGTTTGATCGCGAGCGCTTTCTCAATGGCAAGAGCGGCGCGCGCCGCGCCTCTGTGTTCTCGGCCAAGCACCTGCAAGAATCCTATCGCTGAGTAGGCTGCCGCCATCTTCGCGTCTTGTACGCTTTGCTCAACCTCAATACGCTCTGCCGCTAGTCGGCGCTCCTCGTCTACGACCTGCTGCGCGAGGTTCGCATGGTCTTTGACAATAGCCGCGGCCATCTCAGCGCGCTGCTCTGCGGCCTCTTCCATCGCCTGCTCGCGCATTTCCGGCGTGAGCATGAACGGATCCATGCTCCCGCTGGCTCTCGTTGCCCGTAGGCTCTCCTCAAGACCCATCCCAGGAAACTCAGTATGCGCCACTGGCATGAAGGGCTGAGCGGCTATGCTTATCTCGTCTGGAAGACCTGGCGCGACTTCGCCGGTTCCGCCAGCCATGCGGTCGCGTACGCCTTGGCGGGTACTGCTTTGCGCGCGCACATTTCGGCCCGCTTGCCGCTGCGCCTCTAGGGCTTCGTCAAGTCGCGCCTGCAGCTCAGCGATCCGCGCCGGACTCAAGAATTCACGCGCCTCGAGCTGCTGCTTGATCGACTTTACAAGATCATCTGCGGCTTCGGCCTCGGTCTTAAATGCGCCGAAGAAATCAAACACGGCGTAAGTAGCTGAAACAAATGCGTTCTTCAGAGTTGACCCGACCGTCTGAGCCATCGAGCGGAATGCCTTGTCGAGCTCGTCCGCTCTTTTGATGTTCTCGTCGCTGATGACCCCATCGACGCCGGCTTCCATCTCGGCGAGCGCTTCCGTGCCCATCGATAGCGTTTCGGCCATCTTGGCGCCGGCTTCGCGACCGAACAGTTGCGCGGCTAGGCCAGCCCTAACGGCGGCGCTGTCGATGTTCTTGAACTGAACGACGATGGCATCGAAAAACTGCTCGGAGGTTTTGATCTCGCCGCTTGTGATGCGCTGTGCGAGCCCGAGTTCCTCGATGGCTTTCTTCGCCCGACCGCCGCCCGTGGTCACAAACTGCCCGAGCGCGACGTTTAAGTTGTTCATGGCGGACTGGAAATTGCCCGCCTCGACGCCGTTCTGCCCGAACACGAACTGCAAGCGCTGGAAACGCTCGGCCCCGAGTCCGGCCGCTTTCGCCATCTCACCAATGGCATCCGCAGCGTCGACGGAGCGCCTGGCAAAGCTCACTAGAGAGCTAACCGACAGAGCGACGCCGAACACACCTAGGAATCTCGCGGCTGCTCGGGCCGCGTTACCGACCGCGCCCATACCCTGATTCACGCGCGCGAGCGATGTGTTCATCTTTGCGGTATTGGTCTCGAGCTGCCGCGTCATCTTGAGCATTTCCGAGCGGAACTGCTCGGTATCAGCAACGACACGCGCGACGAGAGTGCCGACGTCCTCAGCCATTCTTCACCGCGAACTTAGAAAGCTCTTGCTTGAGCTCCTCGGTCGCGTCTCGCTCATCTTGGTACAGCATGAAGTCTCGCATTGACAATTTTTTACCCTTCTTGCCGCGCTTGCTGTCGTAGTAGAACTGAAGCTGCTGAGCCGTGCGCATGTCCGCTCGGTATTCTCCGAACGGCTCCATGCCGTAGTAGCAGATAAGCTCGAAACGCTGCTCAGCCGTGAGGCCGTCGAGCATTAAGTCTGGGTGTGGGTATCCGAGGGAGACGGCGATGCGCCAAAGAGTGCGTCTGACAGGATCTTCGGCAAGTTTTTTTTTATCTCGGCTTGCCGTTCAGGCGAAATCTGCGACACAGCCCACGCCTTCGCCCAAACAAAACGAATCAGCGATGGGTCTACCGTGTTCGCAAGATCGACAGCATCTGCATCGCTGTACAGCCGCTTGCCGTTCTCGTCGACGACCGTGTTCACGAATACGTATGCGTCCTCGCCATACTCGCCATTGAGCTGCGTGCATTTCTGCATCACATGGCTCGGCATGGCTCGAATGATCATCTCAGCGTCATCGAGCCACGGCACTTTCACGCGCTCAGTCGGGAGACGTTGTGCGAGTATCTGTTCTTTTGTGAGTAGCATTTAGTCGCTCAAAGTACGGAAACGGTCCTCGACTGTCGTCTGCGCCACCGGAGAACGCATAGTGTCCTCAAGCAGCGCGAGACGGCGCTCCACGCCGAAGGCCCAGGCGCCGAGCGCAGCGCCTCCAATAACGATAAGAACGAGTGCTGTGACCTCTATCACGAGACCGTTCTGGCGCCGGACAATCGCAAGGTCAGCGAGCCGCTCATTTTCTCGTCGACGGCGCCGCTGATCGAAAAGCCCTTGATGAACGCCGGCCAGTAGAAGTTGATCGTCGGATTCTGGAACTGGATGCGCCAGCCCGTAACCGTGGGTGGCGAGGCTTCCATATCCGCGAATATCTGCTGGTGCGTCGCGTTGTTCGGATCGTAGTTGATCTCGAGCGTCAGCTCTCCGAAGTCGACGAGACCGCCGAGAAATTCCTTGGCTGTGGAACTCAAGGCCGTGACGTCGATCTCGGGATTCTCCGTGCTCGGACCATCCCAGGAGACGACATTGGCGACCGCTGTGAACGACGCTGATCCGAGCGAACTTTCCCGCGATAGCGTCGTGCCTTGTGAAACCTTGCCTGCCATGTATGTCTCCTATTAGACGATGTCGCTCGCTGCAGCAGCGCCGCCAGCGATCTTGCCGAGATTGATTGTGGAGCCGGTCGGCATGACGCCGATTACGGTGATGAACTGCCCAGAGGCGCCGTCGCTCATCGGGTTAATGGCACCCGCAGATCCACCATAGACTGGATGGCCGGCTACACCGTTCGTCGCAACGCCAGCGAGCGTCCCGCCTCCGGTAAGCAACGCGACCACGGCTCGCTGCCCGCTCGAGACGTCGCTGAGAGAGATCCCGTAAGCATCGGCATTCGCCGCGCTATCGTTCGACGCTGCAACCACTTGGTTGCTCGCATTCTTCCGCACCAGAAGCCCGCGCGTTAACGTCCCGCCAGCGACGAGAGTCTCTGTGGCTCCACCAGTCAGAACCACGCTCCCAGCCGTGAAAGTCAAAGCTGCCATGAATGTCTCCTATTCGTAGAACGTAACCGCAAAAAGTGCTGTCTTTCGATAATCCCGCTCGCGAAGCCCGCGAGTCTGTATGACGTCCTCGAGCAAGATGCTGCCGAAGCGCACCTCAGTCCCTGACACGGACACCGAGAACGGCCCGGACTCGTAAGGCGTCAGCGCTGCAATCACAACGTCAGCAAGCTGCGCGGCGCCCGTGGCGTGGTCGTCGTCGCATCCGACTTCTACAAGGCACCGTCGCAAACCGCCGCGACTCTTTAGGTCCCTCGCTGGGACCGTCGTCGCGAGTGTGCGCAACCTCACGGCCGGGTTCTCTATGTCGAGCTCGGCGTCGTCCCAAGTGATGCGGTTCGACACGAGTGAAGCCAACGACGGCCAGCCCGCAAGAATCTGTACGAGCGCGGTCTCGTGGAGGGTGTCCATTATCGGAACAGCCTCCCGAGCTGCTTACCGCGATAGGCCGATGACGCGAGCTTTTTAACCTGCTTAGGCAAAGCCTCTCGCATCTTCACGGCCATCGCCTTGAGAACCGAGTCTTGGGAAACGAATTGCGCCTGCCGAAGCCACGGCCGAGAAATCTGCCCAGGATGCTGAACGACTCTCCCGAACACTCTGTCAAGCCTCAGGCTCGCGAGAACCGTCGAGACAGAGATGCGAACCTCGTGCGGCTTCGTTCCGTCGTGTAACCATCTTAGTTCCGGTTTCCGCCTCGGCGGCCCAACGTCGTAAACGGCCTCGACGCGATCGCCTTTCTTGCCGCGACGCTTTTGGATAACAACGTCATCCTCGCGCGCAGAGCGGTTCATGTTCATAGACACGTAGGCATAGGCCGTGCGTTGCAGTTCTTGAGCCCCAGCCCGAGCCGTAGCGCTCAAAGCATTCTTGGCAAGGTCATCCGGCAGCCGCTTGAGTACGGCCGCCATTTCCTTCGCACCCTCGATCATTGGGCGCCTGCGGGCCTCAGAGACGCAACAATCTGCAGCCAGCGCTTGCGGCCGTCGGCGTCGAGAAACGAGCGCACGTAGTAGGTCGTGCCGTCAGAACTGACAAGCTGATCGCCGACGACGAAGCCCGAGCGATACCGAGTACGAAGTCTCAGCGTGTCCTCGCTCTGCGCATCGAATATCCGCGTTGAACCCTCGCGCGGAATCTCGCCCCACACGGAGAATTTCTCGGTGTATGTCTCAACGCGAACGCCGCGGCTATCTCGAGTATGCGACAGCTCCCGCACAGAGTATCGCTCCCTGAATACGCTCGCCTGAGTCA